ACTTCCTGACCAAAGTTTGAGTTCTGTAATACTTCAAATACATAATCAGTTACTTCATCAAGATCATTATTTACTTCCTCTCTTTGTTCTTTGGGAACTTCTGATCCAGCAACAAAGTCAGCCCATCTAGCAAAGTTGGGAACTAAGCCAGCTTGTAATCTTGATGCAAACTCTTGTACACCAACAACGGCTGTTTCATCAAATATCTTTTCATCTCTTCGTTGTCCAATAGACTCAGTATAAAAAGATTCTCTTTGTGGCATAGAGTATTCATAACATTCTTCAAACAAAGGAATGAAACTTTCTCTATGCGTTTTAGCTTTTTCGTATTTTTCAATATAACTTTTTGCTATTTTATCATGCATATTATTTACCTATATTTAGAGTAAAAGCCAATTCCTCCACCTTGACCAGTAAATAAAGAACCTCTCCCACTTCTCTTTCTTCTTCGTAAAACTGTTCCTTTTGCTCTTTTATCAATTGTATCCTGCTTTACCATGTCACTAGCAAACTCTCCAGAAAAAGGATTAGCATCACTTTGAGTAGGCATTGATGTCATTGAAGGAGATGAACTTGCAACCAAAGGTTTGTTTGCAGCAACACTAGATTGTATTGCAGACTCTTTCATTTCTGTTGTTTTAGCATCAGCCTTTGCTTTATCAGCTTCTTGTTGAGCTTGGATACTTGGATCAATTTCTGTAGCTTGAGAACTACCACCACCAGCAAAACACATTGTTACCTCCTACATTCTCGCCCAAAAATTATTGGAGCGTCTAATTGTTGTTTTCCTAAATATGTCATATTCTCTTTTAGCATTAAACGAAGATAGGGGTTTTTGTCCAGAAATTAATTGTCTACCTTCTCCAGCACCTAACATTAGATACTGTAATGCATCATGTATATGTGAATACATATTCTTTTCTGGTTTATCATCAAATCGCTCTCCTGATACTTGCATACGTCTATAGCAGTACCCACCTTGAAAACCTTTAATCAAAGAAGGACAACGCCTATCAATCAAGAAAGCTGGTTGACCATCTGCCATCTTGGTAAGCTGAGAAGCTACAGATTCTAACCTAAGATCAACACTATTCGAAGGAGCTGGTGTAGCTCTAAGACCAGCACCACGTAATATTTGAAATGGAGTTGATTCATCTGTTTGCGCTCTGAAGTCACCAGCTGGATCACCAAATATATTTACATCTAAACCAGAGAAACGTGTAGCTATCTCTTGTCGTAATAGTTCTGCAAATCGAACAATACCCATATCAATCGCAACAATCTCTGATTGTATTAACCAACGACCTCTTACTTTCTGACCAAAGACAGCAGCCGGTGTAAGTCCAAAGTCAATTCCAATATATAAAGGAACACCCACAGCAATAGGTATTTCTTCATCAGCAATATGCGTTTCACTCACAAACTGAGGATAAACAGGTTTACCTTCCTGTATTGATCCTAATCTATTCATTACATATACATCTATCCAGCTTTTAGTTTTACCTCTTATAAGATTCTCATAATAGGAATCTAATATATTTATTTTATTCTCAGCTTTATTATTATTTGAATAACTATTTACATCACCTTTATCATCCAGCTTTTCTACCATAGCTGGTGGTTGAATATAGAAAGACCAGTTATCAGGCTTGATTAACATCTTTGCTTGTTCTTTTGGGATATGATCTGGTATCGGAACCTCACCAGCCATGATCGCCCACCAATGATCTTCTTCTGGAGCATTGGTATCTGCTATCACACCAGACCAACTTGGACCACCCTCACGCATAGAAGGATAACGACCAACACGCATAGTACAAGCATCAATAATACTCTTAGGTACTTCTCTTGCTTCGTTAATCCAGATACCAGTTAATTCCAAAGAAAGAAGTTTCTTTACATCTTCTGGTCTATCTAAAGCAAGGAAAAGAACCTCAATATCCAAATCACCTTTCTGGATATGATGAGTGTATGGAACAGACCAATGGAACTTTCCCCATGTGTTTTCTGGAAACCAATCTAACCAAGTTTTAATTGTAGTTGTTCTTAATTGTGGGTTTGTGTTTCTTATGATAGCCCATCTGCTTTTTCGTATGCCATCATTATTTTTCTTTTGTTCAAGACTTCTTCGAAATACCTCAACACAACAAGCAACGGATTTACCAGAACCAACTGGTCCACGTATTCCACGAAAAAAACTCTTACCTTTCATAAATTTTTTTAATACATCACCATCTGGTTTATATGTAAATTCTGCCATTCTCTCTCTCTATAATTTATCTATTTTAAAATCTACACCAGTTTTGATTAGCTTCTCAATAACCTCTGGAACAATAGTTGCGATAAGCTTATCTGCTTCATAATCTGTACAAAACTGTTTAGGATGATATTTCAAATGTACTGTCTTAACAACGTGTCGAAGTATTCTACGTTCTTCTTGATTTAGTTTATGTGTAAAACTCATTTCTTTTTAGTACGTTTAGTACGTTGGGTACGTTGTGGTTTAGGTTTTGGTGGAGTTGGCTTAGCCTTCCTCGAAGGCAACCAAAAAAATAATATTTTAAATAACATATTCATGTTCGATACTTCCTCACTTTCTTAGCAATATTCTTAGGTTGTTTTACAAACTGTTTACCAGCTCTATTACCTTTCGCCTTTGCTCTATTTGTTGCAGCTTTCTCTGATGCACTTAAACTTTTCCAAGCTGCATCTGGTAAATATCTTTTCTTTCCTTTAGATGGAGAACCATCAGATGTTCTCCACTTTTGTTTACCCCAGTTAAATAATGATCTCTGTGGTGCTTTCATTAAAACATTCCCTCAGAAGGATACTTTTTATTTCCAGTTACTTCTGGAGTCTTTGGTGGAGAAACACGAATTGTATAATCAACTGACTTCCTATGATCCCAACCTACACTTCTTCCCCATTTATAAACTTCCATTTGATCGTCATCAAAAGCAAGCTTCCTCAATTCAATAGCATCTTCTGCTATACCAGCAAATTCAGTTCCAAGCTTTGGAAAGTTAGTAACAATTCTTGCTTTAACTTCTTCTGGAGTAAGCTTCACTTATATCCTCCACCTTTGGCTTTATACATCCTAGCTAGCATCTGTGCTTTTCTTGCTGACCATTGACCAGGTTTGCCACCTTTCCCACCAGCTTTGATTCTGTTGAATAAACTTTTTCTCATTGAAGGTTTGGTATAATTACCAGCTGCGTTTACTGCCATTATTTTAACTTCTCTATATTTATATCTGATGGTGATGTTGATAACATTTGAGCAACTCTAAATTTTTTATCAAGCCATTTCTTATATGAACTAGGTTGTTGCTCTATAAATTTATCATAGTGATACTCTAAAAAATCAGCACACTCATCTAAATCAACTTCAAAGTTATCAATCTTCTCTTTCATTTTTCTTACATTCTCTTGAAGATTATCTGGATCATCTTCCCACCATCTTACTTCTCTACTCATGCCTTATTCCTTTTACTGATTGCTCTTGCTTTGGCTCTAGCATCTGCCTTCGAACTAGCACCCCAAGCTCTTAAACTAAGAAGAAGTCTGGTAGGCTTTCCCTTAGAATCTCTTTCTGGACCACGCATATTACCCATCCTTGCTAAGAAAGATGCACGACGAGGATTATCACCAGAACGAACAGGTGGTTTCAAATTCATGCCTTGCTTCCTAGCAGACTCTCTACCACGTCTATTCAAACCACCTTTGGGGTTCTTACCCTCTTTTCTTTGCCAAGCTGGTGTCTTTGCCATAGCGACCTCCTAACTAACCATTAAATATTTTTTAGAGCTTTTCAAGCTAAAAATGTTTGTGAAGGACTACTTACCGTAACAGAGTCGCTATTTTCCCCCCCAACCCCCCAGAGGGGGTACAGTAAGATTAAATTAATATGTAGACAGATAACCCAATAAATATAGTACGAGCTTGCGAGTTCCTTTTCAATAACTTCCCAACTCACGGCTTCTTCACTCAGGTTACGAAGCCGTTCGAAGGTCTCAGTCTAACGATATGTTTACTTTGATATCCCCAGCAACAAGATGCTGGTGTTTATCAGGAGCTTTGAACCCTGCTCGATCCAGTATATCCTTGCTTGCTTCTAGCTGTACGTACTCACTCTTAGCATCTTGTGAAAGCTGGAGTAACCTATGACTAGCTTTCGTAGCATTGAGTCCTATACTTTCCGATACCTGCAACATCAAGTAAGCTTGCACGTTTGGATTCTTGAGAGCCTTGCTAGCACTGACTCTACCACTTTCTCCCTTTGCATACCCAGCTACTTCACTAGCTTTCTTGATGGTGCATCCAGTTGCTACGAGTGTATCCACCAGCTTTCGTTGTTTTGCGGTGATCGTAGACTGATCTGCGAGGTTCTTGAGTGTGTTCATGAGTTGTAGGAAACTCTATCTAATCGACCAT